TCGGAAAAGTCGTGCTTGAACGAGCGCGGGTCATAAAAAAACCCGTCGTTATCGACGGGTCCAAACAGCACATCGTAGTCGGGTTGCTGTGGTTCTATTGGTGGGCCGCCGTTGTGGCCCATGCCCGGCATGCCGCGTTGCTGCCCGCCGTTCTGCTGTTTCGGCATGGCCTTGAGGTCAAGCTCGATCCCAGCAAGCCCGTCGATCGCCGCCGCTTCCGCAATGATCGGGCCAACCTCGTTCCACTTGTTGCGGTCCATGATGAAGCGCAGCACCGCGGTCGCCAGGTCGGCGCCCTGCTGATGTTGCGGCGTGCGCGGGTACGCTTTCGGGTCTTGCTTGAGCCGTTCCACCAACCCGACGATGCCGTCGATCTTGCGGCCGATCTTGTTGTAGGTGACGACCGGCTGGCGCCTGTCGTTGAAAGTCTTGATCTGGTCCGATGTCCATTGCGAGCCGTGGCGATAGCGCCGCGCGTTCTGCTGCTCCTGAATTTCCAGCGTCTTGTTGTCGAGGTAGGTGGTGTAGGCCTGGATGCACTTTTCCAGCGTCCATGAGCCGTCCTTGTTCTCGTCGTTGTCGGACAGGTCGGCGGGCCCGCCACCGGACGCCGATCCGCCCTGCTGGTAGCCGGAAAGGCTGACGACCGTGTTGCCCGCCATTTGCTATTCCTCGTCGCCGTAGGTCTGTCGGCCAATTTTCATCTTGGGCTTTTTGTCTGGGCTACCCCGCAAGTAACCCATCATTTTATTGAACTGCTGAATTTGCTGCGGCGTATACATTTGTTCGCTGTTAGGCCACTGTTGGAAAGCATGACCGCGGAAATACGCGGGAATTCCGCTGTCTTTTTCCCATTCGTCATAAGGCCGCCGATCGTTGAAATTCTTCTGCGCGTATTGGTGTTGCTCTTGTAGCCGCTGCTTTTGCCACGGTTCAAGCGAGGCTTGAAACTGCTCGTAATGCTGCTTTACGGTTGGGTCTTCGTTTATCAATCGATGTGAAACAATGTCGCCGGCTATGTCGATCGGTCGCGTTTTTGGGTCGTAAATCTCAACCCCATACTTGTTGACATCCAATCCTTGGGGGCGAGGCACGCCAGGATCACTCTCCGTTACGCCGGGAGCCCAATGTTCCAGCATATACGGCCGTCGTCCATGGCTCTCTACATACTGCGTATCGTAATTGGTCAGCACCGGATATTCGGTGCGGGCCTGATCCATCAATGTCAGAGCAGGCCGGTCGTCAGCCATAGCTCTGCCGGCCGATCGACATCGCAGCGGGATCAGGCGGCGGCAACGGCGGCCCGCCCGGAATAGCGGTCTGCGGTGGTGCGGCCGGCGGTTTAAGCATCGGCTCGGTGCCCGGCGGCGGCAAAGGCGGTGCGCTATCGTCCGGCCCCGCGCCCTGCTGCGGCCCGCCCATCGCACCGGCGAATGTCCCCATCAGCGGCACGACCGCCCGCTGCTCCTCGGGCGAAAGCGAGCCGATGAAGGCCGAGAATTTCTCCTCAACGGACGGGCCTTGCATGGGCATTTGCATGGGCATGGGCATGGGCTACTCTCTCTGTTGGTAGGCAGTCATGGCTTGACAACGTTAGGCACTCAACCGCCCATCCGAAGCGCCCTACTTACCCAGGATGGGAGAGCCCGGTAACGTGATGCAGCGAGTAGGGGCCTACCGCTTTCAGTCGAACCGGCCGGTCGATACCGATGCAGAGATAGGGGCGCCGAGTGTGTCCACCGATCACACCGGCTATCGTTCCAGCCGGCGCGCGCCACGCCAATGTTTTCAACCATGTGAAAACGCCGGTTTCCGGGTCGTAGCTCAAGACTTCGCGCAATCGCTCTACTGTGAGCATATTACAACCTCTAGTATTGACGCCAATCACCCGGCTGCTCGCCGCCCGGCTTGAGCGGCGCATAGCCGCTGATGTCCTGCGGCTTCGGTGTTTCCTTCACGCGCGCATATGGCCGCGACATGCAGGCATAGCGGCAGCAATCCGCTTCGTGGTCTTCGCTGTCGCTCATCACGTCTTCTGGTCGGTCGGGATCGTGCTGCATAAATGGCACGGTGCGGATGAAATCAACCGCGGTCGAGAACACCACCAGCATCGCGTGGCCGTCGGCATTACCGACCATCCGCGAGCGCATCTGATCCCAGCCGCTGATTTGCTGGCCATGTCGCACCCGCCTGTTGTCGGCGCGCTTGAACCACACTTTGCCGTTTGAGCCAGTGCCCATGCTCTCGGCGATCGACGGTCCGCCGTCCTCGGCGAACGCGGAGGGGTCGAGCACGCCGTAGGATATTTCCTCGTCCTTTTCGCGCTCGTAAATTCCTCTGCCCACTTCCGCTGCGTGCAGTTTGAGCCCGACGTTAGGTTGCCCAGGCCTCATTCCGTACCAACTTCGATACAACACCATGCATCCACGCGGCAGATAATGCCCGTTCGCCTCGTAATCGTCCGATACCACAGCCCACCATTGCACCGAGAACGGCGCCGCAGAGCCCCAATCCATCGAGCGGAACCGCAGCCAGTCCTTCGGTATCTCGAAAGGCCGGATGACGTGTCGGGCGATATTCCACTCATCGAAAAACGCGCCCATGGTGACGGACCAATCACCCTCTAACCACGCCGCGACTAATTCCTTGCTACCTACAGCGCGCAGCCGCTGCGTATATGCCTCCACGTCGATGTGCGGATTATTTGCCACCCGCGACGGAATATAAATTCGTTCCAACCCGGTCCCTGGATCGCGGATGATGCGATTTCCGAGCGGCGCCGGATCGACATAGCGTGCGCGGACCCACTGGTGTCCCGGACCACCGGGGTTACCGGTCAACCGCACGCTCACCGGAACACCCGCACCAGATCGCAGCGTTGCAAACAGTTTGAAGATCGGTGCCGGTGACGGAAAGTTGCCGGCTTCCTCAACATAGAGTTTGGTGTAGCTGTGGCCTTGGTAACCTTCGGCATCGCTGTCGCGGTCGAGATAGGCGAATTTCAGCCGTGCGCCCTTGGGATCGCGCCAAGTCTTTTCGGTTTCGTTGTAGACCCAGCCTAGCGGTCGAAATAGCACCCTCGAGCGTTCAATAATGTCGGCAAGCTCGACGTAGGTTCTCCGGATCATCAGGCCGGAGGCGTTCTCGCCGTAGCGATCGGCGTGGTCCATCCAATCGCCAAGCATCGCGTCGGACTTGCCGCCGCCGCGAGCGCCGCCGAAGAACACTTCGAACACATCGCACTGAATAAGTGACCATTGTGCAAAGTTAGAGCCCGGCGACCAGAGCACACGCTCGATAGGTTCACTGTAGCTTGGTGCCACTCCCATTCGTGGTGCCTTCTATTGTCTTCGCCGGATCGAGGTAGTCGCCACCGTATTTTTGCAGCCACGCTTCGCGTGAGATCGGCTCGGGCAGATGTGCGACATAGCGCACGGTCATGTCGGCGGTGACCGTCGTGCTGGTCAGGTCGGGCACACACTTCCGAAGCAGCGCGCAGATGGCGTGCACTTGCGACATGCTCAATTCAAGGCCGTCGAAGATGTGGCTCTGCAGCCGGTTGATCAGTTCCGTCGCTCGAATTCGGGCGCGTACTTGCTCAGGGTGCCAATTGGCCCCGTTTGGAGGTCGCTTGCGTGCCGCCATGGCGTGTCTCCGTTATGTCCAATAGGGCTGGCCGCCGGCCCAGTTCTCGAGTTGCCCGGGCAGTCCGGTGACAAAGCCCGAGCCGTGAATGAACGACGCCGGGTTGGCAGGCCCCATGCCCTGAATGCGCCGGATCGGCGATTGATTGCCGCCGCCCTCGCCGCCGGCCGGCGGGTTCTTGCCGACGTTGAGGTCGTAGTTGAGCTGGCTCGGGCTGATGTGATGCCCGAGGTACATGAAGGCGCCGGGCTCGGCGGGCCCGCGCGCGCCGCCCAGCATATTCGGATTGATGGTGTTGATGTGCCGGTCCTCCTGGCCGCCCGCCATGTATTCAGGCTCCTGGAGGCCGAACTTTTTGTAATACTGCCCGAGGTAGTCCTTCATGCTCCAGAATTTGCCGGCGGGATCGCGGCCCTGCTGGAATGCGCTGGGGAACCAGCCCTGTTGTTGCAGAAAATTATCCTTGTTCAAGGTCGGGTCCATCGGCGGGGGCGCGCCCCAGTTGGCCGGGTTGTCCCACGCATTCTCGTACTGTCCACCCTGCGGCCCGCCGCCTCGGCCGTCGCCGTCCATGGCCGATTGCGCCATCTGCAGCAGGCCCGGCACCTGGGGTGCCGCCTGTTGCCCCACCCCTCCAAGCCCTAATTCCGGCGGCGGTCCACCACGAAATGGCATGGCGATCTCCTATGATTTCAACTAGTAGCTCTGGCGGCCGATCTGCATGGGACGACGCTTGATCGAGCCGTACCCGAGCGCCTGCGCCATCTGGCTTGATGGATCGGGAGGCTCGGCGGCCGGCGCGGGTGCCGATATGAAGGCACCGTATTGCTCGGCACCGGGATCGATGCCTTCTCTTCTATCCTCAAAGCGCGATCGCCCGAGGGCGATCAGGCTTGGGTCGTTCAGCATTGCGTGCCAGTTGGCGGCATTGAGCGGCAATCGTTCGCTGTCGACCATGTCGATCAGGCTCGGCACGGGGTTTTGCGCCTCGCGCGTCTGCCGCAACATTTCGCGCTCAACACCGCCATACCGGCCGGGAAAATTCGGGGCGGGTATTTTGGGCCAGCGGTCAATGTTGCCCGACTTGCCCGACTTGCCCGGCTGCGGCATGTGCGGGACCACCGTGCCCGGCTGATCCGGCACGAAGGTTTCCGGCCCTTCCTCGCCCACCACCACCGTTTCGTCCTTGTCGACGTGGCCGCCCTTGGCCAGACCGCGCAGCGATGCCTCGGGCGACGGTGGCCCTTGCACCGCGCCGGGCCGACCCGGATGGTAGCCCTGCATAGCCGTGCCGGTCATATTGGTGATAAAACTAGAAGCAATCCCATCAGGATCGTAGCCCGCGGCTCGTGCGCCGGCCCGCGCGATTTCAGTGACCGTCCGCTGTGCGACGGCTGCGGGAATACCAGCCTGGGCAAGCGCGCGCGCCAACCCATTCAACGCTGTCTGACCCTCGGCCTGTGAAGTTGGACGCGGCCCTTTTGCTGCCAGATCGGCAGCGATCTGTGACGCTGTCCTCGCCAGCATTGCAGGGTCTGCACGGCCGAGCGCGGGCGGCGTCAGGGTTACCGGAATATCGGCCGGCGGCCGTGTTTCTTGCGGCGCCTGCGGCGGCAACGCCGCAGATACATCGGCCGGCGGCTGCGGCTGCGCGGCTGGCGGCGGGGCCGCCGCAACGACTGTCCCGGGCACGCCGATGGCGTTGTGCCAAGCCTGATGGTGCCCGTATTTCTCGACGCCGTAATGCTCCTTGCCGATCGTGGCAAGGGTCGGATTGCCGCCGAAGCGCGAGCCTGCGCTTTTTGCCGACGAATTGCCGGTCGACGCCTTTGTCGTATTCGATCCCGCTCCAACCTCGCTCAAAAGGTCGTCGGTGACAGCGCCGCCCTTGATCTTTCCGCTCTCAATCTTGCCCAAAGTACCGGGGAAATAGGTTCTGTTATTCAAATAATTGGCCAGATCGCGCCCGTTCGCCGCCCGTCCTTCCCGCGATGCTTCGGCCGCAACCTTGTTCATCGCAGTTTCAAGAAATCCCAGAACAGCGGCCCTGCCCTGACTTCCCACCTCGCCGGTGGCAATGCGATCTAACAGGCTTTTCAGGCCGGGATTTGCTTGCAACTCGCCGATGACGTTGGCGCGCGCCTCTGCAAGCCTGCCCTGGATTACACCGGGGTCGGCCCGTCCCGTCTGTCGCCCGGGTTGCTGCCGCGCGGGCGGGGTTAGGGTCGGTGGTGGAAGATTGGCCGCTGGCGGGATATCAGCCGGCGGGCGCGGGACATCAACTACCTGTGGCTGCTGCTGCGACGACGGCCAGCTTGCCAAACCTTTCGCCCAATTTGCTACAGTTGAACCTTCCCCGCCGCCACGGTTGCTATCGACGGCGGCGTGGCCAAAGACTTGCGACGGCGGAATATTGTGGGCTTTACCCAGCGCTGTAACGATAGCCTTCATCGTCGCTATCTGCGCTGGCGTCAGGTCGGCCTCATTTTCAGCAAGCGCCGCAACGCCAATTGAATTGTTGTTGAAGTAGCCTGCAAAATTACCTTTGCCGCTCGGCTTGCCCTTATCTCCAACATGCCCCGCCGTTACCCCGTCAGGGCGCAATTGATAAGCCGTGCCGTCCTTGTCGACGGCGATATTGTAACCTGCGCCCCCTTTCATCATCTGGCTGATGAGCGCACCGATCGTGTAGCCCTTGCCGCCGCTGAAGTGCGTGATGATGGCCTCGACCTTCCCTAACGGTCCGCCATTCTTGCCGTTATTGGTGGTGTCGATCCCCTTCATCGCCGGCATGCCAGTGGTTGGATTGGCCGGAATGTTGGCCTCTACCCCTGTTGTCTGTTTCCCGGGCAGGGCAACAAGGGGGCCAACCGGAACCGGCGGATCGGCCGGCCTCGACGGCGTTCCCGGGAAGGACAGCGGCGCACCCGGCGTCGGCTGCTGCGACTGTTCAACCAGGCTGGGTGGCGCGGTGG